TGATGCATACATGTAATCGTCGGCTTCATTGACGAATTCACCGTGGTTTTCGCTGATATCAGTCAGTAGACGCAGCATTACCGAGTTCTCAGCCGCCAGCGCCTCAACCTTGCGCTGTAGCTCGGCTATTTGCTTATCCTTCTCTGACATGGTGAGCGTTATAGCTTCACCCAAGGTCATCCAGCCGAGGGAGCCAATAGCAATCCTTGCCTGTTCCATTTCCGTTACCAGTTCAGCATTGCGTTCGGCCAACTGGTTCATAGTTAAACCTTCAAACTTAACCGTCATCTTTACCCCCATTAACCCACATAACTAATTGATATTATTGATAACAAAAAGGATCGTCTTTTTTAGAACTCTTCGACCTTCCAGCCGCCACCGAGCTTTTTAGCCTGAGGCGTTACCGCAATGATTCGGAATGGATACTGGTCTGCTGCGACTTTGGTTTTCACTCGAGCATCATCAGTCCAGAAGCCTTTCGTTTCGTGCAATTCCATCTCGCCGCTGGTGAGCATCACTGCAAAATCTGGCGTGCAGAACGTGTTATCAGCCAGCCTCAGCTTGATACCCTCGAACCGGTACCAGGCTATTTCCCCAGCGCGTTTACGCATCTCCAGAAGCTGGCAGTGCCGCTTCGGTTTTGTTCATCTGTCCGGCCTTGAGGCGACCAAGAGCCTGTAGCGTTTTCTTCATGACTTACCTTATTGGTAATAATTACCTATTTGGTAATAGTTGGCAATATAAAAAATGCGTTAACAGTAATATTTACCAATACCGTTTAAACGCTCTCAGCGCTCACAGAGCCATTTAAATTCTTAGATACACATACACCAGGCTTTAACGCCGTTCGTCGAATCTGGTGCTACTGGCGCAGGAATTAGACCATTCGCAATTCGTTTGCGGTTTAATGCAATCCCAAAGCTTTTCTTCTTGCTCCCTCCTGGGATAACCACTGAGCCGGAGTGACACCACCCAGCATTGCCGCACTGGGCATGTACCGGTACTCATAATCCTTACCGGATGGCTGAGTAACTGCCTGTACTGGTTTCTCTTTGTTCTCCAGCGATGCGAGTGGGTCGGGAATTGAACTTCCGTTAGCCACTTTGCCGGCCCATTCTTCGAGTTGCTTTTGTACAAACTTCTCAACCTCGAATCGACTGAGCTGGCGTTGATACATGGCTCGTCTGGCATCACATACAATCCAGTAGAAAACCTTGTGCCTCCAGGGAAACTCTTCTGGTACGCCGTGGCATCTTTCCCGGTCTTTCGCATAGCGATCAAACTCGGCCATAACATCACTAAGGGTAACTCCAAGGATCACTTTGCTATCCTTGCACCACTTAATGAATTGGCCTGGTGAAGGCCAGAACGGTGATTCACTGGCTCGGGCATGCTTCATGCCTGCCGATAGCTGCTCCATTGTGCTTATGCCGTTTTCAGCGAAAGCGGCTATCCACTGGCGCTTTGCGTTAGTTTCCTGCTCTGGTGTTTTCAGACTGGTATTGTCCGATGCGGGAAACACCTGTTTAAGCTGCCTGAAAAGCGAATCAACAAGCCTTTCGGCGGTATGGTTAATCACACGGCCATGTTGACCTTTGCTTTCTGGCTCTTCACTAAAAGGGATCACGTTGTTCATATGAAATCCTCCCAGCCCTCTGGGCTGTTCCAGTGCGGTACGTTGGATTCATCGGTTTGCTTTTTGAACGTAGGTTTCAGCTCAAACAAGCCTTTCCATCCGTTCGCCATACTCTGTTGCACGATGAGCATTTGCGTTTGCATGTCTCCACCAGAGAGGTTGAGCAGGTTGGTTATTGCAGCCCCCTCGCTACGCTCTGTTGGTTGATAGGCGTTAAACCTGTTTTCCCGTCGATATGCTTTCCACTCCTCCCAGGCTTGCCCGTTTAGTTGCTCAGGATACGGATACGTTTTTTTGTCCCGCTTCCCCTTTGGGGGGTTAGGGGGGGTTATATCTTTTAGATCTTCTCTTATCTTTATCTCTTCTTTATCTGTCGTGACATTGCGTGACTCTTCGTGACATTCATGTGCTCCCTGCTCGCCAGCAACACCTATTTTCTGCCTCTCTCTTTGCTCTCTTTTCCTCTGAGTAGCTGATTTAGCTCCTGTTTCTCCATTTCCTGTATCTTCCCTTTTTGGTTGCCTGCGCTCCCATCCGGTAACATAGGCACCATCCAAAACACGGCCTTGCATCGCTGAAATCACTGCGTCTATGTCACACTCGGTCACGTCAAAGTGTGACGCTAAATCTTCGTTCGTGACATCAGCGTGACCGCGCGTGACATTTTGTGACGCACTAACTAGAAGGTGCAGATACACAGCCTGAACAAGGGCTATTGGCTGCCCTGAGATTCTTGATATTGTCCGCCACTTGGGATCGTTCGGCATGTCGTGCCATAGCCTTAACCATTGATTAGCCATGGGGCTACCTGCATTTCGTTATCAATAGGTTCAGTGAACGGTGAGGTGTGAAATTCGCTTTCATATAACCCCCTGAGCATTGGCCTCTCTAACCACTTTTTTTATTTCCTCATAGCGGCGCAGGCTCGCGTTAATCGCACATTCAACACAATGCCCGTTGTACACATATCGCTCACTATCGTGCCCGTGCTTACATGGTTTGCCTGTGTAATAACGCTTTAGCCCCGACTTGGCAGCGTCCATCCGGGTGATTATCTTCATTCGCCAATCCTCTTTTTTGTTTTCTATTACGGCATTCTTTCGCATATCCTATAATTTGTAAACCTAAAATGAATTTAAGTACCATTTTTAATTTCAGGCATAAAAAAGACCGCAATTAAGCGGCCTGTTTAGTGGTGGAGCTTAGGCTTTCAGGGGTAAAAGAACTGCACGAATTCTGATTTTGATGTAACGACCTTTCTTGCCTCGCAAGCGCTAAATAGGCGCTCCATCAGCTTTTTAGATGGTGTCCGGTCACGCCTGGTTAAGTGCGTGCTGATGTAGTGGCTTGTCGTGCCAGCATCGCGAGCGAACGCTTCTCGCTCCGCTTTCGACATATCCAGCCAAAATTTTTTAAAATTAAATACCATGAAGTTTGGTTCCTGATAGCTATTTCTAACCACAAATAATTACCACAATGGTAGCCCATTGCAACAACAATTACCAATTTGGTGTATTACCTAAAAGGTAATAAAGCATTAGTATTAAGGAATTAGATAGATAAATACTTACTTATTTGAGGGGCTGAACGTGAAAAGTATTTCTGACATTCGCCGAGAAAACTTGATTGAAGTCATTCGCCGGTACTTTGATGACAATCAAACGCGCATGGCGGAGCGGTTAGATAGACAGCAAAGCGTTATCAGTCGATGGGTAAAAGGGCATCGCAATATCGGTAATGCGTCAGCGCGCAAAATAGAAGAAATATCCGGTCGCCCTAAGTTCTGGCTGGATACAGATCACGTCCTGTCTATAAGTGATGACCGTGAGCCACAGGAATATGAAGCCCGTAGCTATGTCGGTGAAGTGGTTGCAGAGAACCTGCGCCGCTGGATGATTGCCGATAACGTTCTGAACTCACAGCAGCGTGTAGGTGAGAAAGCAGGCATTGCCCAGGCCACAGTGCAGCGCGTTCTGAGTAAAGAGGCCAGCACGACAATCGGCACTCTGGCGGCGATCGCTGATGCGTTCGGGCGTCAGGCATTTGAATTACTGGTGCCGAAAGAGCACCCGGGAATTATCAGCTATGACCATTCCCGATTCGCAGCATTACCCGAATCTGAAAGAGCGAAAGTTAATACGTTTATCGAGTTTGTTCTACAGCAGAACGCCTAACCTTATGATTTAACAGTACACCTACAGCATTCCCCATCAGTACGCCGCAGCACTCCCATATCAAATAAGTACCAATTTAGTAATTTTTCTCTCAATAACTATTGACTAAAAACCTAATGAGGGTAATTATTACCACATTGGTAAGCGTCATGGGGCTACAATCCATCTGCTACCAGCGATAAACCTAGCCGCTATGCGGTTTTTTATTAAATAGAATAAGTACCATTTTGGTAATTATTGTGAGGCAATAACATGAAATGGCAACTGGTAGACGGTATGTACCGGATCACTATCTCTGGCCTCATGAGCTGGAAATTTAGCAGCCTGCGAGAAGGTATCGAGTGGGCATTTATAACCAAAGAAGCCAGAGATGTGGCTGATGAAATGGACGGGGTTAAGCAATGAGTGAATCAAAAGAATTAGTTCTGGTAAGCCTGCCGGCATCGCCAGCAGACCTTGAAGCGGCATTCATCAACGACCAGTACATCAGCAACCTGATTACTGAGATCCGCGAAAAGGCGTCTTCTGTAGTCGGTGATGTGACAACGGTTAAGGGTCGTGGCGTTTACATCAGCATGGCATCGAACGTTCGCAAGACCAAGACCGCTATTGATGACGCAGGAAAGACGCTAGTTGCCGAAATGAAGAAGCGTCCCGCTCTTGTCGATGCTAGCCGTAAAAAGATTCGTGAAGCCCTGGATGAACTGGCAATAGAGATCCGCAAGCCAGCTACTGAATGGGAAGCAGAGCAGGAACGCATTAAGGCAGAGAAGGAATTCAACGCCAAGTATGACGAAGCACTGGAAATGAACGCGGCATTCGATAAAGCAGCAGCTGAGCGTTTCGAGTCCGATCACGAAATGGCTCTGCTAATGAATAAGGATATCGACCGTGACCGCGCCGAAGCCGCGCGCTTAGCCGAGCAACTGCGCATCGAGAATGAGCAGCGCATAGCTCGCGAGGCTGAGGAAAAAGTTAAGCGTGAGCTGGAAGAAAAGCAGCAACGTGAACGCGAAGAAAGCCAGCGCCGTGAAGTTGAGTTGAAACTTAAGGCAGAAGCATTAGAACGCCAGCGTATTGAGCAAGAAGCTCAGACAGAACGCAACCGCATCGCAGCAGAAGAAAAAGCGAATCGTGAAAAGCAGGAAGCTATCGACGCGGAGCGCCGTAAGGCCGAAGAAGCGGAACAAGTCCGCCAGGCAGAAGAAAAGCGTATTGCCGACGAAGCAGCTAAACGTGCCGCTGACGTAGAGCATCGCCGTAGCGTTAACGCCTCCGCAGTTCAGGCGCTTATCACCCAAGGCATTCCAGATGATTGGGCAAAAGCATGCGTGATCGCAATTGCTCGCGGAAAAGTACCCGGTACCACGATCAATTATTGAGGTGCGCATGAACATTCAACAGGTTTCAAACCTTAAAAAAATCATGGGTCAGTTTGGTGATGATTATCGGTTATCTGAGCAAATTCTGGCTCGTCACAACGAACTGGATGATGCGGTAACTATCTCATCGGTAAGTCAGGTTTTTGATTCTCTTACCGCACCAACGCTGGCTGTAAGGCGCGATGTTCTGGAGGCTGCTAAGGACGATATGGAGTTTCAGGAAATAGCAGCAGCGATGATCCGTGAGCTGACCGGAATCATTGCCCGATACGACATTGCAGACCAAATCGACAGCGCGAGGGACGCGGCATGAGCCATGAAAATTTAACAGTTTATCCAACAACAGAGGCGAACTGGCACAACGAAAACGTGAGAACTGAGGGGCTTTCTCTTCGGGATTACTTCGCAGCTAAAGCTATGCAGGGAATTCTTGTTAACACAGGGAGAAATGAATTTTCATTCGGCAAGGTTGATGAAATAGCCTCCAAGGCTTACGAACTTGCAGATGCCATGCTCAAAGCTCGGGAGGCGTCATGAAGCCAGGCATCTATCACGACATCAGCAACGAGGATTACCACGCCGGGGACGGCGTGAGTAAGTCCCAGCTGGATATGGTGGCAAAGAATCCAGCTCTTTTGAAATGGGTTAAAGCAGCGCCAGAGGACGAGGAAAAGAAATCCGCACTGGATATGGGTAGCGCTCTGCACTGCCTGCTGTTGGAGCCTCAGGAGTTTGATAAGCGTTTTGTAAAAGAACCTAAAGTAGACCTTCGCACTACAAAGGGCAAGGCAGCTCTTGCTGAGTTTAAGGATTCAATTCAGGGGATGAACCTAACTCCAATTCCAGATGATGACTGGCGAAAACTTGGGTTAATGCACAAAAGCGCAATGGCTCACCCGGCAGCACGCTGGATGCTGGAAGCACCAGGCTACTGCGAATCATCTATGTACTGGAACGACGACGAAACAGGCGAACTGTGCCGCATACGTCCAGACAAATGGCTGAATGAGCACAACGTTATCGTTGATGTGAAGAAGGTTGCAGATATGGACCGCTTCGCACGCCACATCGAGGAATTCCGCTACCACGTACAGGATGCCATGTACCGCGAGGGAGCACTTAAAACAACGGGAGCCCCACACGGCTTCTTCTTCCTAGCTGTTAGCGAAACCATTGATTGCGGTCGGTACCCGGTGCGAGTTTTTGAGCTGGATGCTGACGATGTAAATACCGGTCACACACTCTTTCGTCGTGACCTGAACACTTACCACCAGTGCCGCACAACCGATGAATGGGGCGGAGTGGAAATCATTAAACGCCCTGAGTGGGCACGTAAACAGGATGCTTATCTATGAACCAATTAGCGACTATCGAACATGAATCAACAGCGCTTGCCGGAACTGCTGCTGCAATTTTCAGCCCTGACGGACTGGATAAATTACTGCGCTTTGCAGAAGTAATGGCAAATGGTCGCGTAGCTGTCCCGGCTCACTTAGTAGGAAAACCTGCTGATTGCCTTGCTATAACAATGCAAGCAGCACAATGGGGTATGAATCCTTTCGCAGTGGCGCAAAAAACACACGTTGTAAGCGGCACTCTTGGATATGAAGCTCAGTTAGTTAATGCCGTAATCAACAAAATGTCGCCAACCAAAGATCGCATTCACTATGAATGGTTTGGCCCTTGGGAAAATGTGATAGGTAAGTTTGTAGAGAAACAAAATAGAGATGGGAAGAAATACATAGCGCCAGGCTGGGATCTGAAAGACGAGGCAGGTTGCGGAATCAAGGTGTGGGCAACAATGAAAGGAGAGGATGAGCCGCGAGTATTAGAGATTCTCTTGTCACAAGCACAAGTGAGAAATTCAACGTTATGGGCGAGCGATCCAAAGCAGCAACTTGCATACCTCGGAGTTAAACGCTGGTCACGGCTGTATTGCCCGGACGTAATCATGGGCGTCTACACACCCGACGAACTGGAAGAAGCCAGACCTCGTGTTGAGCGTGACATTACACCTCAGGTCAGTACGGCAGCAGGAATGAACAGCCTGATCAATGCGAAAGCTGAGAAGCCAAAAGAACAGCCGGTACGTGGCAAGCCAGAGCGTACACCAGAAGAATTGCTTGCCAGCTTTACAGAGTATGCCAGTGGTACTGCCTCAGTTGATGAGCTGGACGCCGCCTATACCGCAGCAGCTAAGCGCCTGGCTAATCACGAAGAGCTACTGAACGCAGCCACCGATGTTTATAACATCCGCAAAGACGAGTTGAACGAAGTCCCTATGTAATCAATGTGCGGCGCTCCGGTGCCGCGCCTAAAGAATAAAGTTAAGAAAGAGAGGTATTTATGAAAGGTGCATTGAATAAAGATCAGCTGGTAGAAAAGACTTCGCTGTCAATGTCCACCATCGACGCATTGGAAAAAGCAGGTGAATTCCCTAAACGGTTTTACATCACCGCTCGTCGTGCAACATGGAATGAGGATGAAGTAGAGCGCTGGCTGGATGAGCGGCAGGCTGAAAGCCCGAAGATTTTCACTGGAAAAAAACCTCCAGTTGAGAAGCGGAAATTTAGACCTGTAGTTGTCGCTGCATGAGTCCCCGCAAGGGATGGTTAAACAAGTGCGCTGAGTGGTCTATCTACCTCGGCGCAATAGCCGCCTGGCTGGCACTGCTGGCGGCAATTCTTACTGGGGCTGTAGGGTGAATATGGGAAAGTACACTTTAATCTATGCAGATCCGCCTTGGGTCTACCGGGACAAGGCAGCAGACGGCGAGCGCGGAGCCGGGTTTAAATACCCGGTAATGACTGTTCAGGATATTTGCCGCATACCCGTTTGGGATCTGGCTGCTGAAAACTGTCTGCTGGCTATGTGGTGGGTACCGACTCAACCACTTGAAGCGCTGAAAGTAGTCGAGGCCTGGGGCTTTCGTCTGATGACAATGAAAGGCTTTACATGGAATAAGTGCGGCAGCCGGCAGGCCGATAAACTGGTATTTGGTATGGGCCATATGACCCGTGCGAATAGTGAAGATTGCCTGTTTGCTGTTAAGGGGAAATTACCAGAGCGAATGAACGCCGGGATACTTCAGTCATTCACGGCGCCACGGCTGGCACATTCACAGAAACCAGATTGTGTGCGTGAGAAGCTGGTTAAGCTATTGGGTGATGTGCCGCGCATTGAGCTGTTCGCCCGTCAGTCATCGCATGACTTTGATGTGTGGGGCAATCAGTGTGACAGCCCGGCAGTGAAACTTATACCGGGCTATGCGTTGGATACTAGCGCCATGGTGCAGGTTTTAAAAAATGCCCCTCTGGCACAAGTAGATAAACAAGGGAAGCGCCTTGCTACAAGCTAACTATTCCCTTCCATCCACTTCTCAAATTTAGCCGGGGAGAACGGCACCAGATCCGTGCTCTCCCCTTCTATCCAGCCATCAACCATATCAGCCCACTGCTGCAACATATAAGCGCGTTGGCGTCCATACTCAGCCCTGTTATATACCGCACGAA